TTTACTTGAAACTCTTCAGGTTGTAATACTGCTTCTGTTAAAGTTAAAGTTCCTTGATTAGTTACAAAGTCACAAGATGCATCTTTTACGATGTCATCAGTTGCTCCTTTTTGGATAACAGATTTAAACTTTACGTTTGGTAGAATTGAAATAGCACCACTATCTAAAGTTGATGCTGATAATAATGCAGCAGCGATATACTTACCACTAAATTCTCCTGCATAAGTTGATGTTAAAGATACACTCATTTTATTTAATTTATTTGTTATTAAAGTTTATTCATTTTACTCATTACTCTATCCAATGTAGACATCTTTCTTTTAGATGCAATATTGAATTTTACTTGTGTTTTAGAAACTTCTGCGTTTGTGTTGATTGGTTCTGCAGCAGGTTCAGATAATTCTTGTGCAACCTCTGTTGGAATTTCGTTTACAACTTCTTGAGCAACTTCTGAAAGTTCTACTTCTTCTTTCAATTCCTCTTTTGGTTCTTCACTCATTTCTTCTTTAGGCTCTAACATTGCTTTGATTTCTTCAATCATAGATTTAACCTCTGCAAGTTCTTCTTTAGTAGCGTAACCCATTTCTTCTTTTTCTTCTTCTTCCGCCTCTACTTCTACTTCTTCTTCTTTAGCTTCCTCTTCGTCAGATTTCATTTCTTTAATGATACCCTCTTCTTCGATTACTAAAACCTGTCCATCTTCTAAAACATACTCGCCAACAGGTAAAGCTACTCGCTCATCTTCTGTTACGATAAAGATTTCGTTACCTTCTGAAAATGCATCTGCTTCTAAAACAGTTCCGTTTTCTAATTTCATTTGTTCAAGTTTTACTTCAACTCCTAAAAGAGTTTTTACTTGATTTAACATTTCACTTGGTTTCATATAAATATATAGTATTAAAATAATTAATTTGTATTTTCGTTTATACAGTAGTTGAGGTTCTACCTATTCCTTGTGCTTGTATGCTACCATCACAACACTTTTTAGAATATGTGTTGTCTTTACACAAACAACCTCTTTTACTTGCTTTAGGACTTGTTCTACTTGGTGTGCTATTGTTATTTTTTCTCATTGCTTAAAATTTCTTTAAGTTTAGATAATAATTGTTCAGCTTCTACTTCCTCTTTAATTGGTTCTTTAGGTCTTTCCATCTTATCTGCAAAGTAACCCTCTATACTGAAACCTTTTACCTTTCCTGTCTTTACAAAGTCATTCCAAACCTTATCATTATTTACTTTAACAGAACCCATCCAAGTCCCAACAGGTACATTCATACCAAACTTTCTTGACTTGTCGTGTACCTCATCTTCTACAATCCAACTCTCAACTAAAGTAAGTCCATTAATATCGTGTTCGTGTTCTAAAGTAGCTTTGTTTTGGTTGCCATTCATCAAATACATTTGAGATGCCTTAACAACAGTTTCTTTTGAAAAGTATATATAATACTCATCATCTCCACTACGTCTGTAAATAGGTTTGTTAGGTATTAATAAAGCACCTACAAGTAGTTTCTTTTCCTTATCCGCTTCTTTTAATTCTATAATATTACTATTCAAAGCAATGAAATCCTCTTCAATAGCAGGATTCTCAACTACGCTAATAGCTTCAATTCCAATTTCGTTATTATCTTCGTCTAATATTAACTCTATTATATTCATATTTATATATAGTTATAATGTTTTTATTTTGTCTTTTTAAATACTTGCTCCATCTACAATATTTCTATCCATTGACTGTGCAGTAGTTACATCATTAGATACTACAAATGCTCTAACAGGTTCTTGCGATTGCCCACCTATTGCATCAGCTAATTGATTTGTATCACTTGCACCTACTACATTAAACGCAGGAGGTTGAGATACCGAACCACCACCACCTGATGGGTTTGGTATTGTACTTGAACCACCACCTTTTGGGTCTACACTTTTTATAGCAGATATATTCTTTAATGCAACCGCACCTGCTAACGCACTTTGAACGATAGGATATGCAGGGAAAAATGCAGTTATCGGAGATTTCTGTGCAGTAGAATAAGCATTCTGTACACCCTCAACACCACTAATAGTAGCACTTGCAATAGCCATCGCTTTACCTATCTTGCTATCTTTTCCTGCTAATTGTGCTATCTGATTAAGTGTATTTTTAGCATCGTTTAAAGTTTGTTGTTTACGTAACTTTTCTATTTGTTCTTTCTTCTTAATTTCTTTAACTTCTACATCTGTACGTAATCCTGCATAGTATTCATAAATCTCTTGCTTTTGTTGTTCTGTTGCATTTAACTTATCTAATTCAGCAATCTTTCTCTGTTCTTCTAAATCTATTTTTTGTAATTCTGTTTCAGCTTCTTTATCTGCTTGTTTTTGTTTAAAGTCATCTCTTACTTTTTGAATAGCTTCTAACCTTGTATTTTCATCAGTAGCTTCTTTATTTATTTTATCTTGTTTTTCTTTTGCCTCTGCATCTAATTCAGCTTTCTCTTGTTTTCTTGCACCTGATATTTCTGCGGTAATAGATTTTTGTTGCCTTAATCGTGCAGTTTCTAATTGTATTAACCTTGCTTTTAAATTAGCTTCTTCGTCTAAATCTGCTTTGGTTGATTTTGTTAATGCATTTTCAGATTGCTTTGCCTCTAATCTTAACTTGGCAGCTTGTATTTCTTTATTAGTTATTTCTTCATTTATCCTACCTGCTTCTTCTAATGCTTCTATTCTATCTTTTGCAGAAACCTTATCTTTATCCGCTGCCTTTTCTCTTAATTCAGCAACCTTTCTATCTGCTTCGGCACGTTCTACAATTAACTTCCTTTCTACTTTATCTGCCTTTGCTCTTTGGTCTGCTATCTGACCTGCTATTTTTGCTTCTTCTTTTAACTCCTTTACAAAACCTTTAGTAGATTCTGTAACTTTATCTAAAGTATTTTTAACACCTGTTAAAGTATCGACATAAGAACTACCTGCTTTTTTAGCATCTTCTAAAGCACCACTAAAATCCCCACTAAATACTTTTTTAAATGCACTACCTAAAAAACCTAAAGTGTCGATTATAGCATTAAACCTATTTGTAATATTTTCTACAATTAAATTTTTAAAATCTATTAATGCTTGTTTTGGGTTTTCAAATACGCTAATAATACCCTCTCCTAAATCAGCTAACAAATCCAATAAGTTACCTGTAACACTACCGATAATACCTAATATTTTTGCAAACTTATTTTGCCCCTCTTCACTTCTTGTAAACGCTTGTCCTAAAGATGTAATAGCAATCAGTAAAGCACCAATACCTGTACCAATGATAGCAACCCTTAAAGATTTAAAACCTGTAACCGCAGTTTTTAATGCAGCTTTTAACCCTTTAAATTTAGTAACTGCTCCACCTGTGGCTTTATCAAGAGTACTACCCATTTGTGTAGATGCCTCTTGTGTTTGTTTTATCTCCTTATTAGTGTTAGATATTTCTTTGTTGAGTTTCTGTACATCTTTAACACCTTTATCCGATTTAACTTCTAATTCAACTACTACTTTTTCTGCCATCTTATCTCTTGTTTAATTGCTTTGTAACCCTCTTTTAACGTTGTAGGTAATTTGTTTTTACCTTGTGCTATTCTTATGTTTTCTGTTTCTCCTTTTGCGTATTTTAAAAGGTCTAATATATTTTTTATCATAGGTCGTTTAATAATTCTAATTCAGATTTCCCATTCTCTAAATTGGTTGTTATTGAATTTATCTTATAACTGTTTCCATTAATTATAAATCTGTCTGCTAATGAATAGTTAAGTAATATTCTCAATGGTAGGTATGCAGTTACTTTTGATATTCTATTCTTTGGATTAAAAACACCCTCAATGTAACTACTGTAATATGCTTGAAATAATGTATTTGTAAATCCATTGTCAGATGGGTTACTTAATGATGCATACTCATTATTCTCTGCATAGAAATTTATATTATAACTACTCGTTGCAGATGCTAAAGCTACACTATTAGATGGTATGTTAAATTCCGTAACTTCTACGTGGTCTGTTGTAGAGTTTAAAAAAGATATAGAACTTTGTGTTTGTCTAATAGGATAAAATATTAATGGCTTACCAAAATAACTTTCGTCATTATCATCTACAAAATAACCCCATTGAATATCTGTTGCATTATCGTTGTTACCATCAATTAACCTTTCGTATTTCAACTGTGAAAAAGGTGTTTTAATATTGTAAATACCTCCATCTAACTTTTCGCTATTTGTAAAATTTTCTTTTCCCCAAACCTTACCAAATTTTTGATTATGGAATGATGCTAATTTTGTTTTTGTATCCTCGTGTTCAAAAGTTATTTCTTTATATGGTAGGGATATATTTACAGAACTTTTACTTACATCTACATATTTTGTAATATCATAAGAAACACCATCAGAATAAAATTCATCCAATGTTTTTACAATTATATCATCTGTATTTTTATCAACGTATGCAGTAAGATTAAATGTCTTAAATAAACCTGATATAAAATCAATTACTTTAATAGTTGGTATCTGTTGCGTAATATCAAATACAAACTCACTTATGTAAGTGTAAGCACCTGTATTATAACCTTTAGTTGCTAATTGTGTACCATCTCCAAACCTATCATATTCAAAATACCATTGTATATTTGTAAAAGAAATATTTGTATTTGCTTCAATATAAATAGTATAATCCCCTTGACCTTGTATTGATTGGTCAATAGTTAAGTTTCCTGTTATATTTCTAAAAGACAAAACTTCTATACCATTCTTTTGTAATGATATACTATAAGGGTCTGCTGATGCAGTTGTAAAAGTTAACTCCGTATTACCTGTATATTGTTGAGGTACACCATTTATTTCAATAGTCGTTGTACTTTTAGCGTGTGTTTGTGTTAAAGTATTATAATTTTCAACAGTCCAACCACTCATAATGCTTTGAAAAGTATCTCCTAAATTTTCTACATCTCCTTTCTTTCTATGCAACCACATAAAAAGATTGTAATAAGGTGCGTTTGTACTTGTAAAAAAATCATCACTAAAAGTTAATCCGTATTTAGTTTCTATCG